CTCCTCATGAGAAATTATCTCACTTCCGCATTCGAATTAGTATGCGGAAGCCCACCTGAGCTTGATGTCGACGGACTCAGGGCGTCCATAACGCTCTAAATGATTCCTGTCAGCGAATGGCTCTTCGCCGCGTTTAAGGAAAAACTTAAGCAAGGCACCAGTACCCTCCAGCCTATCAAGCGGGAGTTTACTGACCACCTTCATACCCTTGACAAGAGGTTTTTGAAGGTCGGAGCACATCTTCCCGGTCTCAAAACCAGAAAAATTGTGCTTACCCAAGATAGGAGAATTCTCGCCAACAGCAGGAAACGGAATAATCCGTTCAACCATGTTGTCGAGATATCTCGTGGTTTTCCATAATCCTCTTTTATAGAGTTGATTACGGAGTGATACCATAGAGATGATCTCCTGAGCGTCACTCTGTCGTGTTGGGAATACTCGTCGGACGCGAACGACACTTACGTCTTCGCCCTTAAAGTAGTCCTTTCCGCAAGACTCTCTGAAGTTTCCACTCCAGAAAGACTTGCTGGCATTCACTTTGAACCCAAAAGTTTCAAGTCTGCCAACGACAGAACGCACATATTTTACGGGGACAATAATATCGTCTCCGTAAACGCGCACCTGGCCCCTAAATGACTTAAGGTCATCTTGGGTCAGTGGTCTCCTTAGCACATCTTCAATCCCTAGGAATATCACAGTCATAAAGACTAATGATTCCATGGGAAAGCAGAGTGCTGAACCCATAGACGCGAACTTTGCCAGTCGGATGATTTTCTTTCCGTCGTGACAAGGAACTTCAGCCTTACGGGACCTAGTTGCATCCACAGCCTCACCTAGGTGAGGATGATTCAGCAACATGGTCTTAACAAGCTGATTCGAAACACGATCCGATGCTTCACTCAGGTCGAGTGTAGCTAGCTCCCCGAAGAGGGAACCAAGTCGAGCAAGCTCCTGGTTAGGAACATTGCTCTTCCATTGGATAAAGTGTCGGGCATTGTCATTTGCCTCGATCGCTTTCTCGAATGCTTCCAGCAAGCCTTGCTGTGCATATTGCATAGCAGTTGGCTCAACTGCAATTATTCGGGGTGTTTTGAGCGTTTTAGGAACAGTGATGACCCTAACGGGTCTCTCTGCTCCAGGTTCGAGCCAGTTAATACGGTCAAGGTCAGAGAAGTGCGACCAATTCGGGAGTAAAAACTTACCCGCTGGGAACACTTTCTCGAGCCGTTCGGTCCACTCGGTCTGATTGAACTTTTGGTTACCCTTAAGTCGATCAGCGGTGGCACCGGGTCCGTGCTTAGGGAGAATCTCATACGCAGCAACGGAGTTATCCACTGCTGCAAAGAGATCAGCCCAAAGTAGACGCGAGACTCGATGGAAGTCCTCAATTTCTTGAGGTCCTCGTCGAGCGTCCGCGTCTTTAACTGACTGCTCACACTTGAGATATCCATCAATAGCCGCTCTTTCTCGTGCATCACTGCACGGTAGAAGGATCTTGCCAAACATCAGCGTAAGCTGACGTATTGAATAGATTGCGTCTATTGACGGACAATCAAGAAGAAGACCAGTTCCACGGTCAAACACAAGATCGAAGAAACCTCCGAGGAATCGGGGGAGACTACCAGTAAAGGCAAAGCCTTGAAACTGGTTGCGATCTACCCTACCTTCAACAAGACTTTTTTGGAAGTCTGTACAGAAGTTGGGTAGGGTGATGGTTAAAAACTCATCACCTTCATGTTTGACGCGAGCCGTGACTGTTTCAAAGTCACGGCTGGTGCTGGTGCAACACCAAGTAGCGAGTTCACTTGCTACTTCCTGCCAGAGTAACGTAAGGCTTTTCAAGCCGTCTCCTTAAATAGAGTTCGAGCTTCCATAGCCATGCGTTAATACAGACTCTTAAAAGAAGTCCAGTGCTAGTTCTCGCCGCCCAAAAGCTGCGTGATCTTAGCACCCGAAGAAGCAGTGAGTGCGGCCAAGAAGCCGTCAACATACTGCTTGAGCTCCGTGTTCGTGAATCCCGCGATAGGAGCGTCAACCACCAGATAAACACTGTTGGACAACTTGACGTTCTGCGAGGGAAGCAGAGGATCGGCAACTACCTTCGAACTGTCGAGGCGGATTGTCCGTCGAGTGCGCTTGCCATAGGCATGCGCGACGGACAGTCGCGAATTTCCATCAGCACTCGTGAAGACACCGGAATTTACTCCGGAGCTCGTACGAGGCAGGGAAATCGCGACCGCGTTGACAGTAACGGACTGGGGATCTGCAAATGACATGGCATTACTCTTTTCAGTTGAGTTGACGCATCGTTGTAACGATGCAATGTCACCTCAGCACGACCCTTTGTAAGAGTGTGCTGAAGCCAGGGTTAGTTTACTAACCCCTAGGGCCACGGGATATTCCCAAGGCCCCTAAAATGGCCGTCTGCCGCCCGGTTAGGGCGGTCAGATCAAAGCCGAAACCAAATGGGGTTGCCCTCTTTCTTGACTTAGAAGTAACCTTCACGGTCATTGAGAGGTCTGAGTTGCTTTTAGCGGTTTTAATACCACCGCGACTCAGAGTATAGGTACGTGTAAGAGTTATCTCTTGCATGATATACCCGTAACGCATTACCAGGCCATCCTGAGAGAAGCGTGAAACATTGTGGAGAACATCCCCAATATTCCCTTCCCAATCGACGGCCCAACTCCAGGGTGCAAGGTTCCATACAGTCTCGGGCGTTAGCTCGACACCGTATAGCTTCCTTGACTCGGCAGCCACCCTACTAATCCTGTCCCTAAGCGTATTGCCTAGGTCAAGATGGTAGGTGAAGCATCCCGAAAACCACGTGTCAACTTCCGTTTTGGTGTTGACCGTAAGAGTCCCGGCGCCATCGTAGAGATAAGTGCTAAGAGCACCGTCTGTTGGAACCCAACAATAACGGTTCTCAAACTTATTCTCCACGGTGGTTGTTTCACGTGGGAAACGGTATTTCCGGCGTATGTTCTTTCCAGAGTCGCGATGAAGCTGTTCAAGAATCTTTTCAGACTCTTGAGTAGCTTTTGCGAATTTCTGAATATCGGAGACAATAGGCTTCCAGCCAAACTCGACGTTCAAGTACTCAGATCCTACCTTACGGTAGTCTTTGAACTTGGACTTGAGAAGCTCTCGGCCTACAGCTTTAGGTAATCCTTCCTTAAGCTCTCCGATGAAAGTTCCTGCGTCGGCTACTGGATTGGTCGGTATAACCTTTGCAATGGCAGAAGACCCCTTTTGGTCTAGCGTAGCGCTAGAAGGGGGTTTCACGTCATTGATCGAGGTTATAGCGAGATAAGGATTGAAGGGCCAAGCAGGCCCTATATATGATTGCCCATACTCAATCGTGGATTCGAAAATCCCCGGTGTATGGTTCTCATAATCAATCTTTATCGAGGAGAAATCTCCTCCACGATCCGTAGTGGCTTGCCCGGCCTTAGGAGGCCAGGCATGCCCCGTCGATAACGTCGTTTGTGTAGACGTTACCGGTGGAGAAACGTATCGGGAAGCAACTCCCCGAGAGGGATCACTAGTCCAGTTTACCTGGGTATAGCGGGTCCCCACGAGGTTACCTGTATGGTAAATCGTGCGTTTCTTCAGTCCCATGTGGTTCCATTTGTAGTAGGGATCGAGGGTAAGTACCCCCGATGGTGTTGTACCAAAGCACCGTGCGGCTCTCACGAG